TGGCCCAACCGGTACAACAGCCAGTAGCCCAACCGGTACAACAGCCAATGGCCCAACCGGTACAACAGCCAGTAGCCCAACCGGTACAACAGCCAATGGCCCAACCGGTACAACAGCCAGTGGCCCAACCGGTACAACAACCTGCGCCCGTCGCAGCTAGCGCGCCTGATGATAACGTACAAGCTGTAGCAGCCGCAGTCGAAGTGGCAGACGACATGGCCGCAGCTATTGACGCTGTGATGCAAGCAGCAGCAGACTTATAGGAGGTATTATGGAGTCGAACAAACCAACATTGGGGGGTGCACTTACTGCATCCGTCCGGCCGCGTTCGGCTCACCAGCTCTTACTAGAGCTGCGTGAGTCGGGGGTATCTGTAAAAGACTTAGCGGTCTTATTGAGGGTGTCGCATGCGTATGCGTCGCGTAAATTACACGAGCATGTTCCGCTCTCTGACAAGGATATTCGTACCATCCGCTCGTTCCACGACGGGATGATACGATTGACGCGAATGCGAGCGCATGTATATAATACGGTCGATGAATTACGGTCGGCCTGTTTAATCGAGGCGGCACTAGCAGAAAGTACATAACAATCGAGGCTCGGCAGGATGATAAATTTTTTGAAGTTGGTGATACCCGACACCCCCAATCTGTACGCAGTCATACAGAAACAAAACGGGTCCATGTTACATTACAAAGCAGAGAGTATCGCCGCATTGGCAGCGATACTGCGGAGATATACGACGACCTCGAACGCCTTTATGGCGTTAGCATCATATAGCGACCCCATACCAAAGGTGGACGCATCAGGCGCCCCCATATTAGATACCGCAGGTCGCCCTAAATATAGCAGACGCACCAAGAAACAAGTCAAGCAATTAAAAGCCTTGTGGCTCGACTTAGATGTGGGCGATACCAAGGGGTATGGTACACAGCGTGAGGCGCTGGTCGCCCTCGCAGAGTTTCTCAAAGTTACTAAGCTGCCTACCCCTCTAGTTACATCTTCAGGCGGGGGCCTGCATGTCTACTGGCCGTTCGTAGCGCCCATTGACGTGCAAGACTGGAGACCTATCGCAGGTCGTTTGAAAGCGGCCACCCAAGTGTGCGGGCTCAGAGCAGACCCCACACGCACACTTGATGAGGCCTCGGTGCTTCGCCCCGTAGGGGGGCTGAACCATAAGTACACCCCCGCGCAACCCGTACGGGTTCTGATTGACGCGGGGGAATATAACCCTGCGGATTTAGAGCGCCTACTAGATGCAGTACCGGGAGTGGAATATAGTCCGTCCGCCCCAACATCCTGCGTGACGCCTACTGACTTTCCAACAGGGCTTGACAAGCTGGGTACTCAGCCTCCGACCTACGCATCCATCGTTGCAAATGAATGCGCGATTATAGGAGAGGTTCGAGACACACGAGGTAACGTGTTAGAGCCTGTATGGCGCGGGTGTATAGGCATCTTGAAGCACTGCGTTGATGGCGCATCGGTCCTACATGACTGGAGTAACGGACACGCAGGGTACTCCTACGCAGAGACGCAAGAGAAGTACGATACATACAGCGCAGGGCCTACGACCTGCTCGTATCTATCAGACTATGAGCCTGATAAGTGCGCCGCGTGCAAGCATCGAGGCACCTGCGCTACGCCCCTACATCTGGGAAACGTGCGAGATGTTGTGGTCCCAAGCGAGCCGCAGACTGCACCCGAGGAAAGTCCTGCTATAACTGAGGTATCGGTTGGAGTAGACAGGTTCCTAATCGCAGATGCTACAATAGCGGACGCGCATACAGAGACATTCTCACTGCCTCCCGGGTACGTATATGAGAATGGGGGGATTGGTAGGATAGTCGCTACGGACACCGGGACAGAGGTAGTGCAGATAAGTACATTCGCGTGGTACCCTTACGCACGTGTTCGCGACGAAGCCGGTGAATTCTCATATCGGTGCCGCGCTATAAAAGGCACTACGGTTGAAGAGTTTGAAATACCTGCAAAGTCAATCGCGACGACGAACTCTTTGATAGAGTGCCTCGCTAAAGTGGAGATTTATAATATGAAAGCAACAGCTAAAATACGTACGGCCATTACGCAGTACGCCATCGACTACTGCACAGGGTTGGTCAAAGATGTGCAGGTCACCAGAACATACCGACAGTTCGGTTGGACACCTGCTAAAGACGGGATTGTTTTTGGAAACACCCTCGTAGATACTAGCGGAATGCACCACGCATCATTAGCGGGGAACGCAGTCTCAAAAGCTCCGGCATTTGTGATAGGCGACGGTAGGGGTGACGGATGGGTTGATGCGGTTGAGTACTTATATAACCGGCCTAACTCCGCAAGTATGCAGTATGCCCTCCTAAGTGGGTTCGGGTCTTTGCTCGGTCCATTCATCAGTGGAGATGCCTACGCAGGGGTCCCCTGTGCCATCACTTCGCAAGAGTCAGGGATTGGTAAAACTACAGTGGCCAAGCTAGCACTAACGGCGTTCGGGGACTGGCGTGAGATGTTCTTGTCTAGTAGCGCAGGTGCGACACGCATGGCCAGAGTGAGTACCATTTCTGCTATGGGTAACTTCCCCGTACTGCTCGACGAGCTTACAGACATCGACCCCAACGAGTTGTCAGACTTGCTGTATAACGTATCTAATGGGCGCGACAGACAGCGTTTGGCCTCCGATGGGACGTTACGTCCTGTAGAGAGCTGGAACAGCAGTGTGTACATCACAGCGAACGAGCACCTAATTACAAAATTAGCCGCGATGAGGGTTGACACAGAAGCAAACCAAGTGCGCGTGTTTGAGATAGACCCCTCGAAATACGGCGTGCCAAAACTAGACCCTGTTCAGGTGGATATGCACATGGATAAAGCCCTGAAGTCTCGTGGGGTTGTAGGCCTTGCGTTTGGCAGAGAACTCTTAAAGGACACGAAGCGGGTATATGAGACCCTCTCGCAGGTAGAGAAGGCACTAGTGCGCCGTGCCCCCTCTCTCAACCAACCTAAGTACCGCTTCTACAGATATCACGCAGTGTGCACCATCGCCGCAGGGTTGTTCCTGCACTCACTAGGGTTCATAGCTTTTGACATGAAAGCTGTAACCGCGTGGGCAGCGGCGCATATTGAGACGCTTGTTGCCGTGGTGCGCGATAACTCCGTCGACGCTCGAAGCGGGCACGGATTACTAGATGAGTTGGTGCGTGACTTACAAGGGGAACGCAGACTGCTGGTAACTAATGGATACGGAACAGGGCGCAGTCGAGTCCCCGTCATTACGGAACCTGTTAATATCTTGGAGGCCCGCATGTCGTTACCCACGACGGCCTCAGACCAGAAGAGCGCGCGCGATGGGTGGATATACATATCTAACAAGTATATAAAACACTGGTGCGCACAGCGAAGACTTGGCGTAGAGGACCTGTTCGATACCATAGCAGAGGTTACTACGGTGCACAGGTCTGAGCAAGTAACCCTATCGGCACACACACACCTGCAAGGAGGCAGGGCGCGATGTGTTGGTATCGACGCTACAGTGTTGATTGAGCAGGGATTAGAGCTTGAGGAGTTTGACACGGCCTCCGCATCTATGTAGAATATACAAGTCGTTCCTGCCGAGCGATTGACCCCCTTTGTCTTCTAGGTAAAGGGGGTTTTTTGTCCCTAGTTCATACTCATAAGACGTGCAAGTGCGCCCGCACTCTGTTGGTCGTACGGTATATCGTTGAGGAACATAGCATCACTACGCAGGCGCGAGTGTATGCTGCGCATGAGAGATGAAGCGCTCGCGGAACGAAGCCCCCATGCACGGCGAACGTGCTGGACATTGGCCCACTCATGTATATACCCGTCGACATTCTCATGCTTGCGCACCCCGTCGCCTATTAGTCTACGCAGGTTAGCGTCCTTGCCGTCGAGCGATTTCGTGACCGCTTTTAGCCCATAGTAGACTTCTGTATTGCGTGCCTTTGTAATAGGGTTCATGTTTGTAGCAAGCAGCGCCTGCTGCCACGCGTCTAACCCATCTTTTTGTATGAGAGCGCGACCGCTCGCAGTTCGCAGTCCATCCTCTACATGATACCTAACTAAGTCAAGCACCCCTCGCAGTCCAGTAGGAGCCATATCACGCATGCCTCCGAGGAGGTCTCCCTGCGCAACGCGCCCTGCGCCCGTCCAAATCTTGGAGGGAGTAGCCCATTGAACCCGTTCTTAGACATATCCATCTGGGCGTAAGGCACAGGGACGCCTACATTCCCGAACCCGATGGACTCCGTGAGTGATAGACCAAGTAGTGTAGGCAGTCCGTGCAGTGCAAGGTCGGCGTTCGAGCCGAACATCTCTCGCAGTTTAAGTTTGACAGCGTCATCGTCTGGCGTGTCGTCCCCGCCGCCAAAGGCCATGAGGTGCAGCAGGATAGTGGCCCCCGGCAGGCCAAGCAGGCCTGTTGTCGCCAGTGCAGTTGCGAATGTAACGGCCAACTGTTTCTTAGCGACGACAGCCGCGGCCTTTTCGTCTGGGGTTCGCGCGGACTTGATAGCATCCACAAACAAATCTTTTGTGTATAGTAGCTGAATAATCATGAACTTCTTGTATTGGAACAAGGCGTTACCGATACCCCCTGGGATAGACGATATAATCCTAGGTGCATCAGTGTGCGAGTAATCCCCGTGACCTTTGACAAGTGTCTCCCTCGCATATCGTAACGCAACCAGCTCTTTCTGAGTTAAGCCCTCTTCCCCTTTATATCGGGGAGGTCCAACCGTAGCCATCTCTAGCTTCGTAACGTTCGCGAGCTTCATTCTATATGCCGCCAGCGCCGCAGCGCCGCGAGCGTGCACCTCTGCAACACGGGACGCGTGGGATAGTGCAAGGTGAAGCTGCTTAGCCTTGCGCATTATAGGGTTTGAGTCCCCCATCGCGGATAAGTCCCCGAAGTCGGAGCTGAGACCTAAGTCTAAAAGCTCCGCGTCCCATAGGACCTGAAGCACTTTTTGCTCAGCTGGGTCCTCGATGGCATCGTCGAGCAGGAGTTCCCCTGAGAAAATACCCTTTGCCCACCCCAGCCCGTAGCGTTTCTTGGTCTCTGGCCGCGAACATATCCTTGTGCGCCTGTATCAATGCGTTGGCGGCATTTGCCACTCCGCAAGTTCTGCAACCACGTTTGCGCGTAAAACATAGGGCTCGTCAGCAGGTTAAAGAACGCGTTGCCCGCCATCACAGCGGCGGAGGCTTTGCGGATTGAATGCTCTGAACCGTTGATGGGGCGGGTCAGTGCTCGATGCCCTCGTATCATTACGCATCTGGTGCAGTAAATCTACAGCGGTACCGGAGTTCTTTGCACTGACAGCCGCGTTGTTCCGCGCCGTAATTGAGTGCGCCATGCTCGCTAGCAAGTTCTCATCGAACCCTTGCACTAACCTACGGTGTTTCAAGTGCGACGCTAGGCTATTATGTTGTAACTGTATGAGGTATAACGACAGTACGGCGTCTACCCCACCCGCATCCGCAGTACCGAGAGCGCTCTCAGCGTGCAGGCGTGCCAGCTCAACAGCTTTCGAGCCCCCCGTGATGTCTTCCGCGGCACTACGTTCCGCCACGCGAGTAGATGGGAATTCAGTTAGGGTTTGCTCCAACCCTTTCGCTTCTGCTAGAGTATCGGCCATACTAAAGAAGTAGTGCTCTGGGTCCCCCCGCATATCCTCTGCATCTTTCGTCAGGGGTTTCAGCTCATCCAGTTGCATCTGCAGTACTTCCGTCAGGGCTTCGACTATCCCGACGTCCCCATTCTTTAGCGCATTCCTGCGTTTGCTACGGGTCTCGTTGATGAGAACTCGTCGCTTACTTATCTCGGCGTCGAGTTCTGCATACTCATCCGACTGCCCGACGACAACATACGCCCCGTCGCGGGACAGAGGTGCGTATGGAGCTGCGGCGCGCTTCTGCAACTGTTCCATCTGGGCAGTGAAATCTGCATCCAAGTCCGCCACTTCTGCCGCGGTGATTACCCCTTCCGAAAGCAACTCTGCTATTGTCTCATTCTGGAATACATGGAGAGCGTCCATGTGACGCTTCGTAGATAGGTAGGACTCGTGCATCATACCTTTTAACAGCTCTTGCGCTTGCGGGCTGAGGGCGTCGAACATCTGCGCGAGCTCGTAGTCGACCTCGACAGGACGCCCCTTGTTCTCTCCGGCGAGCCAGTCAGGGTGGAACGGCCATAGATAGGGGGCGTCCTTTTCGGACTCTGCAACTTGTATGAGTTCCTGCATCCTGACCAGTAATTCGTTCGTGCCGTTGATGTCTTCGTCGGACATCGCCCCTGTTTGCTGTAGCATATCGTGCAGTGTTGCGTTCGCGCTTCGAGCGTCTGCCGTGACGCGCTTCATAAAGTCGAAGTACTTGCTTGGCAAGCCTCGTAAGTATTTGTCAGCTTGTTGCACGAGGCGGTGGCGAAAGTTGAATAGCTGGTTTAATTTAGACCCTAGGGCCTTTAACCCCCAGTATATTTTGTACGCGGCGCCCACGACCTGTTGCCGTGACTCCGCTTCTGGGCTACGGAACCCTCCATCTGGCGCTGCGCCTGCGTCATTCACGGGGGGTTCATTAACACCACCACTACCAGCGTCCGTTGGAGTCGGCATTGAGGGCATGATGCCGTCGGATGCGTTGGACATTTGCTCAGGTGGAGTCCACACCTGCATAGCGGGCGAGCTCTGCAAAAGTCTGTAGGTTCAACCCCGCACTTGTTTTAAGTTTCATGTTCTTACGCAGGCCGTAGGCTCTAACTTTAGGCAAGATGATGTGTGAGATGAAGTGCTTGATGCTTTTGCCCGCCCCCTTGTTAAGATAGTGGTCGAGCGTAACTCCCTGCGAGGTAGCTTTGTCGGCGGCCGACGAGAGCATGTAGGCCACGGCCTCCTCAACTTTCCCATTGGAAACTGGCGCACCTGTGCCGGACATTGATGCACGGGTAACCGCATTGGCGAACAACTTGCGTATCTCTGGGTTCGTTGATTTCGCGGCTCGGTGCATATACTGTAACGCAGCTTTACGCCCTGCTGGGGACATGCCCGAGTGCATCAGCTCGTGGTACACGGTGGACTTCAGAGTGGGGTCGTCTGGGTTTAGCACGGACACAACGTTTGGCAGGTGTACGTCCTTTATCTTATTCAGTTCTGAGGCCACATCGACACTGCTGTCTTGTTCGCCTACTGTAGTGGCGGCGTCAGTTGCGATGTTAGCCATCATGTGCTTCAGAGGGGCCGTGAACCCTTGTGCCCCATCCCCGCTCTTCAAGTAGCCTGCAAGTTTGCCGTGGACTAGACGGTCCGCTATTTGCGAAGTTATCACGGGGTTTACCCCCGCTTTGGTCAGCGCACTGGTTACTAGGCCGTGCACCGACGCTATCCCTGCATCCTTCGTGGCCGGCGTTCTAGCATCTATGAGGGCGGTAGGCAGGGTGTGGTCTCCGGACCCTTGGCGTTTCGAGATGTAATCTATCGTGTTCTTTAAGAGGGGGTCGCCTTTGACATCACGTACGAGGTCCCTCGTGGCCGTCTGCCCTGCGGGCTTCTCCGTCTGCGGTTGTGTTCTGCGCAGTAACGAGTCCGCAGTGTTTACTACATGAGAGCCTAGTTTGCTCAGAGAGTCTAAGGCCTCAGGGGGTAGGTGGGCTTCGAGGGTGGAGACTGGCTTGCTCTTACCCTTTGGTTGTTTGACGCTAGGCGCGTAGGGCACATACTCTGGAGGGGGCACACTGCTTTTCTCTTGTAAACGCTCCGCTGACGAGGTGGTGTCCACACTGCCCGACAAGGTCGCATCCATCAGTGCATACACCGCTGCACTTTTCTCATCCGTCAAGTCAGATTGCGTAACGATGGGGGTGTCTGTGCTTAGATATGCATCGCTGACAACCTTAGCTGCGTTAGAGTGCCCCTGCGCGTGCAGGTTATCAACTGCAACGGGTACCGCGCTTGGGAGTATTGGGTCTGGGACCGACGCGTTATGTGTACCTACCCCGAAGAAGTCCGAAGCCATAGAGTGCCCGGCAATTGCAGGGGTCAAATCGCTTGTGAGTTCAGTCCCGATGGCGGACACCACCTTTCCATATGCCTCTGGGGTGGGTTTCACGCGGACTACAGGAGACTGGGCGCTTCTATGCACGTGTTCTACTCCTACCGTCATAGCTCTTAGGGCCAAAGACGCCGCGGGGTCTTTGTTCGTGACTGCGCTATCAGCGAATTTGGCCGCTACATCTGTTACGTTCGATGGCAGGTTGTGCTTACTAACATTGCTAGCCACATACACGGCTTGGTGTATGGCGGCGGCTTCGGGCGTTTTCGCCTCTACTGTGGGCTGGATAATGTTCTTCACCTTGCGTGTACTGGTGGTGCGTGCGACTGCCTGCACGAACTGCGCCGGTGACATCGCAAGGTGCGGGGCGCCTGTATCGGGGGTGTGGGAGTCTTTGGGGTTGGGGACGAAAGGCGATGCATTGCCCTCCGTGTTAAGAGATTTTATCTTTATCAGATACGTTTGTTACTTTCGCAAAGTGGTCCCCGATTATATGCACGCTCCCGAGGTCCGCGTGGTGTACATCTGCAGCGTCGACACTTACTACATTGCGACGCGTCAGAGCCTTTGCTATTTTTTCATGCACGGCTTCGTTCGGGATTAAGGTGCGGGGGGGCTTGGTGTCCGCAGGGACAGTAATTGTAGGTTCCACTTGCGGTGCAGGAGTAGCAGGTATGCCATCTGGAGTAGCAGGAGTAGCAGGTATGCCATCTGGAGTAGCAGGTATGCCATCTGGAGTAGCAGGTATGCCATCTGGAGTAGCAGGTATGCCCTCTGGAGTAGCAGGTATGCCCTCTGGAGTAGTTAGCGCGGCGTCCTCTGGAGTGACGTATTGCGCCACTTCTTCCTTGGGCATCAGTACTGCGCCTGTGTTGGAGTCTGTAATAGCCCCGGTCTCAGGGTGCAGTATGGGCACCCCCATTGGAGGCTCGTTCGCTTGGGCCGCTTGGTGGTTGCGGAGTTTTGCGTATGCGTTCGCACCACCACCCATCATACCCCCCGCAGCTGCACCCAGCACCACATTCTGCGCGAGCTGGTTAAACGGGTCAATGCCTTGAGCTACGTTACCGAGCACAGTTTCACCCGTGCTCTGTAAGGCTTCTTGCGCGGCTTCGTGTGCGATACCCTGCCGGATACTCGCACCCTTCATACCACTCCCCCCTGAGAGCATCACGTTTATATCCCGCGCCCCGTGGGCCTCGGCCGTCTTCGCGCCCTTGGCTCCAATTAGACCACCTAGCGCCCCAGTCGCGACCGATGCGAGCGCGTCCGTAAAGGGGTTGAGTCCTGTGTGTTGCAGACTGTCCATCTGCGACCCCGCCATCACGACACCCTCACCTGCACCTGCGGCGGTGGTTGCTTCCATCCCCGGGGCTACAGCGCGAAGAGCTCTACCTGCCAACCCCCCCGCCATCATCGACGGAACGGATTGCACCGCTGTGTTAAGTGCTAATGTGGGGTGTTCAAGCAATGTAAGGGCAGAGGGTAGAAAACCGTCGGCGTTGTGGAAATCTTGCTGCACCTGCTGGTATTCGGGGGTGTATTCGGCTTGGTTCTGCTTAATCCACTCGTGGGGTTGAAAGCCTGTGGCACGCCCAAGCGCATCCGCGGCCCGTCCGTACGGGTGGTTCTCCCCAAATAGCCCTGCATATGTATCCAGTAAACCTGTTAAGGCCCCCGGTACACTTTCAAGTCCTATTTGTCCACTGGTAATTAAATCGCCGAGGGCGGAGGTGTTTTGGTCTACTTGTGGGATGGCTTGCTTAGGCATGATTGAACTCCGATACTATAGTGTCAGAGTTCATTATACTGTATGTTAGTACCCAGCGCTATTCGGGTTAGGTATTGCGTACTGCTGCGCAGGATGTGGCATGGCGTACTGCTGCGCAGGATGTGGCATGGCGTACTGCGAATACTGCGGCATCGCACCTGCAAACAGCGGATGCGCGTTCGCAGGGGGCATATAGCTGTTAACGGCGTAGTTCACCCCCTCACTACCACTGCCCGGTATCATGTTCCCCGTAGCTTGGAGCATACGAGAAAGGGCGTTCATATGGTCAGTGTTCGCCGCCGTAGGGGCGATAGCAGCCTGCGTCACGGACTTAGACGCACTCGGTAGCGCAGTTAGGGCTTTAAGGAACGGGTTCTCCGCACCGGCAAGGTCCGCCTGCCATTTCCCCGGGGCCATAAGGTACAACTGCCCCGCATTACGAGCAGACGCCGCGTTGGCTCTATCCTGCTTGAAAGCCTCCAGAGCCATCTGCTGGGCTTGAGTCCCAATCCCTATGGCATTGTGGTATTGGCCTAGGATACCTTGGGCCTGTTGGAGCGCGTCATACGCGTGGGCGTTCATCGCGGGGTCAAGAAACCTACTCAGTGCATCGCGCTGGTTCGCTCCTATAAAGCTCCCCGGAGGTACAGTAGACTTTAAGTGCGCGTTGGCAGGGGGAGTGCCCGGAGATAAGGCCGCACCCACCGCGGGGATGGCTGCCAAAGCGGCGGTAGTCTTCGGGTGCTTCATCGCAAGACCTCCACCTTTCTTCAGTGCGGCCATGCCCAAGTTCAAAATAGAGCTTAGTAGTCCCATGTGGACCTCCTATATATATGCAGCTTGGGGGCGTGCAGTCAGCTGCAGGCGACCTTGTCTGTCTAACGTAGTGCGATACCGTGCTATGTCCGCGCGGTATCGCTTGTAATATGTCGCCGCCAAATTGTCGTTGCGTCCCTCTGCGTCATCAATCAACAACGCTGAGTACGCAGCCCAGTAGGCAAGCGTGTGGTGCCACTCGGGCGGTACAAGACTTGGCACGTCCGTAGAGCCCACAAGTGGCGGGGGCAGTGGTACATAAGTGTAGACCCCGTTCGTAGGTTTGGGCACGGGGTCGGCGAGCACGTATGCACTGTTGACAAGGTCGAATGCCCCCGCGACTATGCGGTTGTCGATATGCACCCCTACGGTAGGGGATAGTACTTTCTCGGCGATTGTAATTGTGTCGTCACCTGCGGCTAAGTGAAACGGGGTACGCATGCGAGGCTGTCCTACAGTCTGCACGACGTCTACGTACGCTTGATTGACTAGCGATTGTAAGATTGCATCAGACCATAAAAACGGCTCGACCTCATCTCGCAACAACCCCCGTAGTAACCCACGCAGCTCGTACCAGTTCATGGTTACTTAGCTCCTGCGCCTACGGGTGCAGCTGGCTTCTCAGCTTCGGGCTTCTCAGCTTCGGGCTTCTCAGCTTCTGCTGCTAGCTTCTTCGTGATAGCAGCTTTCTTGGCCACGCTACAGGGTTCCATCCCCTCGTGCCGCGCCATTAATTCGTTGTATGGGTATACGGTGTCAGTTTCCGTATGCAATAGATATGGAGGTGTTTGTGTACTCATTGTATAAATCCTCTAAGAAAACGCCCCCCTCTAGGAGGGCTTTAACGTTTAGCCTTTAGTGCAGTATAACGCTGCAAGGGCTTCTGGTTTGACTACCTTGTGGCCATAAACGAATAGCCCACGCATGATTTCACCGAAGGTGGTCTGTGCGCGCAAGGTTTCAGTCTTAGTCAACTGTGCTGCATAGGTCAACCCATAATCGATACCTGCATAGATGTATGTAGTCTTCGCAGTGCCGTCTGTCATGACCGGTAGTAGGTTGGAGTTGAACACTTTGAAGCGGTCAACCATTCCAACTAGCCCGTTGCGCAGTGGAGAGATTGTATCCCCAGTCAAGTACGCGGCCTTGATGTCAGATTGTTTCAGCAGGTTAGTAGCCCAGAATGGCAGGATTAAGTATCGTCCCTCTTCAGGTACGTTCTGCTCATCTAACGCTTGCCCTAAATCAAGTATGTGCTGCAAGATGTTAGCTGGAGTCAGGGCGACTGGTGCTCCAGTCTTACCTAAGTTCAAGTTCCCGCTGATGACCCCTGCCTGCGCACCCTTGTTGTCGTAAACGCTCAGACGCGTCGTCGGCCCACAAAGACATCTGCTTGATGTCTGACTGCACGCGGTTAACATCGTCAATTACTGCGGACCAGTACTTACCTTTGTCGATGTTCAAATCAATAACATTACCAATTGGGCGCTCGTTGTTTAAAGTCTGCCCGATTTTGTAATCGTTGATTGTGATTGTGGGGGTAGTACGGATAATTACTTTATCGCCCTGACCTTTGATTTCACCCTCATAGTTGGTGTTCGCAATCTGCGACAATACTGTATTAGCATAGTAACGTTCTACTAATTTCCCCGACCAAATTTCTGGAATGAAAATTCCTGACTGGCTGGTCACGCCTGTTGTGACTGGATATGGCATATGTTATCTCCTATAACTGCACTCGCCCCTCTCGTTGCGCATCGAATATGTCACGCTCGGTGCGTGTATATTCGTCCGCACTTAATCGCGCTCTACCAGTGGCATAGAAGTCTATAATCTCAGGTCGAGTCCATGTCTTCTTGGGTGCGGAACGAGTGCCTTGGGCGCGTTTCTGTGGTTTTGGTTTGCTTGTTGGGGCTTGCACCCCGTTTTCTGCTTTGTATGCAGTGAAATAGACAGCTACCGCATCGGCATCGAACTGAGATGCAGCAGCCTCAAACTGCCCTTTACGCGTGGGGGACACATCCAACCACGACAAGAACATAGGGTCCGTGTTGAGAGCCTCCCAATCTGGAACCGCTTTCGCCAAGCGCTCAATAAAGCTGTGCTGTGCTGACACACCCGCGGTTTGTTGCGTCTGCCCGAGAGAGGCTTCTAGCTGGTCTAGCCTTTCCTCTAAGGTACGAGTGGTACGCTTAACTGCGGTATCTACTACACGTTGCACAAAGGCCGCGACCTCGTCACCTACTACGGAACGGTCCGCGTCGGTAACTAGGGGGTCCTCTGGCGGAGCACTCTGCGCCTTCTGCTGTTTGCTCATGTCTTGCATAAGCTGTTGCATCTGTTGCAGTTGCTCATCTTTACTGCGAAGCACACCGGCTAGGGAACGGTAACGCTGTTCCATCTTGTCTAGTTGTGCTTGCGTGTCAGCTGGCGCTGGCGCTTCGGTTTCTGCAGGGGTTTCATCGACGACGGCCTCAGGTGCTACACCCAAATCGTTGCTCACGTTGTCGTTCGTTTCAGACGTGGCGGACGTAGATGGGGCTGCACCTTCGGGTACGGTATCGTAGTTATTTTCTGTAGGCATTAGTTGGACCTCTTGATGGTTTTAAGTAATAGCACTAGCTCCGTGATGCCTCCCTGTAAACGGCGGACTTCTTCTACAGTATCGGCGCTTACAAGACTCGTTTTGCGTGAGTCTATTAGCGTTTCGATATATGACAGTAAGTCCGAGTCCATAGAGGCCCGACGAAGTTTTGTGTTCTGTGTAGTATGTTCCATGTTTTCGCCCTAAAAATCAAGTATATTATGATGGTTGTACGTTATTAGTTACTTCTGCACCTGATTGTAGCTGCTGCCCACTGCCCACTTGCCCTTGTTGCTGCCCTTGTTGCTGCCCTTGTTGCTGCCCTTGTTGCATACGCGCCTCGAGCTCCTGTTGTGTGGGCATCACGAGGTCAACATCCATGTCAAGACTTTTTGCAACCTCTCGAAGTACCGCAAGTCTACCCTCTGGCCCCATCAACTGAGAGTCAATCGGATTGGCCGTCATCTGCAAGAACTCGTTACGGCGCACCTGTAAAGTGTCTTCGTGTAATACACTGCTCGCACCAGAGACCCGCAAGTCGCCTCCGAATATGGGGGTGTCTATGTCGTCGTATCGCAAGAGTGTGTGGTACAGTCGCTCGATGGCGGGCGTTAGAACCCTCGTGTCGATAGTGTGCACGGCACGGCGTAGGCCTTTTGATGCGGAGTTCATGAGCATTGAGAGCCCGCTCGCAGTCCTGCCTAGCGTGCCCGCTTGCCCGGATGTGAGCAGGCGAGGGGTCATACTAAGCTCATCTGCCAGCTCGTACATCCGGTCAAACACGGATAAGAGCTCTCCGACATTGGATGTGGGCTGGTGGAAACGGACGGGTTCTGACCCTTGGTTATACGCGGATGACACCTGCCACACACGCCACGGTGTTATGTTCGTAATCTCTTCTCCGTCGGCGAGGTTGTCTACGTCGACTACGACTTGAGGCCCTGAGGCCATACCCATGTTGTTCACTAGGGCTCGAGTCGCTGCGTTCGCGACGTTCTGCACGTCCTGTAACACATCAGGGAGCCCGTGACCCCAGAAACTGCCGGGTACTGGCTCATAGGACGCAGAGAAATAGGGTCTGCGTTTGAGGGGGTCTGCGTTTATCTCTACTCGCAGTGTGCACCCGTCAACGACTAGGATAGAAGCCTCATAGACATCTTCGTCCTCGACGCTTATAAGTCCAAAATCTCGTAGGGTGTCGCCGTACATAGCCCCGTGATACTCGATGCAGTCAATCGTATACCCAAGCAGTTCGCCAGGGTTGCGCATATTCATTATCAGACCCTCACGCAGAGGGTTGTCGATATAATCGAGCCAGTTATCTAGCTCTCCATTACGGGCCTTACGCAATGTCTCAGACACTGCCTTGCTGTCAAACCCTAGGTCATGCTTCATATCGAGCAAATCTTTGTACGTGATGCGGGTGACTTCAATTACGTACCCCTCTTCGATTGTGGTGGCCTCGGGGGCAGGGTAGAAGTTCTCAGGGTCGACGCGCTCAAACGCATAAACCAGCTCGTCCCCCGGCTCCATAGTCTTAAAGTCGTAGGTGGTACGGTTGCGCATAATAGGGCCTTTGATGATGGCCGTAGGGAAGAAAGCGAAGTCATGTAAGAACTCACTAACTACACTGTCGAACTTGCTTTGGCGCAGTGTAGTCTTCAGTTCGTTTGTTATAGTCTCCGCCTCCGTAATGGCTTGCTGCCTAAGCTTAGACCGTACCTGCGACTCCTCCTGCTCTATCAGTGCCGTCATCACCTGCGGGTCAACAGGAACACCGCTCTGTGCCAGCTGCATAAAGTACTGCCCAACCTGCTGGCGGATGTGTTGCTTCGTGCTATCAGGAATTTCTATGTCTGCAGGGGGAGCGACGCGCCACGGCGGTTCACTAATGTTTGTGTACACATCCGCGAGCCACGCGGACACGACCCGCCCCTTGTTGGCCACGATGCGGGCGTACTCCGTCGAAACCCCGGCAGCCCTAATCGCAGCCAATTTCGCAGGGTTATACTCCCCGTCGCGAGCTCTACGTGCGTCGTTTATGCGTTGGTCTATTGCAGCCGCACGTCTGTATGTTTTTGCAGCGGAAAACGCGTCCTCTACTAGATGGGCAACCTCGTCGCGGTAGCGAACAGGTATATCCTCTACGGTGCGTGTCTCGTTCACCACATCGTGCGCTGAGACCGCACGTACTAACTTATTCGTCGACGGGGTTTCATCTGTGGAACCTGCATTTGTGGAGGCACTAATTGGTATGGCTTGTTCGTTCATATCTCATCCTACGGTAAAACGGCGTTCCAAGACGCGTTGGGGGCGTACCCCGCGCCTTCGGCCTGCGAGTAAATTGACTGAGTTTGACCGATTGACTTCTGGTACTGCTCAGACATGGACTCATTATACGATAAACTTGTCGAGAAATTAACCGCGGACGATATACCAGCGATAATACTTTCTTGCGCTCTGGCTCTCGCCGAGACCGAAGTGGACACCCAGTTCATCTGCTTATCGATGTTTCCAAGGGTACTCTGCGCAGCGACGAGGGCTTTATCCATCCCTGCTCGCGCAGCCTCCACCGCAGCTTGAGCTTGGTAGGCTTCTATCTTACCTTTCGCGGTATCGTACGCTCCGAGGGCTTGGTTATACGAGGCCCATGCACGGAGCTTGTCGGCCTCTGTGGCGTTCTGCTGGCCAATCGCTTGGTTGTACGCGCCAATACTCGATGCGTGGGCTGCGTCCGCCTGCCCTTGTGCACGGAGTCGCTGTCCCTCGGCCTCGACGCTGGCCATCTGGGCCCGCGCTCTATCGCCTTGGGCGCTGACATACGCAGCTTCTCCCTGCTCTGCCGCCATAGCCGCTTGGACTTTGGCCCTGTATGCGTCCGCCTGCGCACTGAACGCTACAGACTTCGCTTTGTTCGCTTCACTGGCCGCTTGCGCAGCGGTGGCTTGTGCACGTGCTACTTCGCCGTACGCTGCGACTTTGCGAGCTTGGGCGTCGACCGATGCGGCGTACGACTGGAACTGGGCTTTGTTTATCTCGCCCTCAATCTGTATGATTTTGGCGTTGTCAATAGCGACATCAGCCCGTGCCTGCTCTACGGTACTCTGGGCCGCCACATATGCTTGAGACGCTTTCACATTGTTTGTATACACATCTGCTTTTGCCTGCTCCACGTACGCCTTAGACTTCTGCACATCTGCGAACGCCGCTTGCACCTGCGCGTTCGCGGTAGCTACTCTCGCTTTAGCGTCTATGGTTGCAGACTTAACGCTCTCCAAGGCTCGCATCGTGTCATAACGAGATGCAGCGGCGGAGTTCTGAGCGGAGTAAGCCGAGGCCTGCGCGATGTAGGAGTTGGCATGTGCCCGATATGCGTCCGAGGCTGCTGTCGCTCCTGTAGCTTGCGCGGTGGCCCGGCTTGATGCGGCATTGTAATATGCTGCCCATGCAGTCATCTTGCTCTGCTCCCCGCCCACCGTAGCACGATACGCATCCACTTCTGCCGTGTAAGCTTGCACATCCGCGCGATATACTTCGGCTTTCGCTCGGTTCACCTCTGCGATGGCTTTTACTTTGTCAACTTTTGCCCCTTGTGAAGCGACGAACCCTCGGATGGCGTCCGCCTGTGAGCTAGCAACAGAGCCGGCTGCAGAGCCAATCGACCCCGCGGCACTTGCCAGCTGACTTGCTACCGCGATAGAGGCTTTGTACGCCTCGATATCGGCTTGGAACTGTTCTGTGTTTGTTTTGTATCTGTCGATAACGAACTGGTTGTGGCCTGTAACTGCGCTCTCGTTCACACGTGCGATGTCAACCGCAACGGCTGCACCACGACTCGCACTGTCAATACCACGGGCGACGACCGTAGACTGCGCGTCGTATAGCTTGACGTTCATCTCGTCTACCGCTTGGCGCGTTTTGAACGCGTCCACCTTGGCCTCCACGGTGGTGCGGTACAGACGCATCTTGAGGTCGTCGACGTCAAGCTTGGACTTGAACACTTCGTACGAAGCGTGCTGTTGGACTTCGTATGCGTGTAGTTTCGCCTCCGCTCTCGCAAGGTCGAACTTCGCTGCATTAAGTTTTGCGGTGTTAATCGCTTCGTATCGACGTAACCCCAAGTCGTCAATGGCGATGCTAGACTTGACGCCCTCTGCCTGCGCATGAGTGTAGGCCTCATACCCTCGCATGGCCGCTTCGTACCCTGAGATGGTGGCTTTGTAAATCTCAGATTTGCCACGCACCTCGGCGTCGTAGGCCTTGATACGCATATCATCTCCGGATAGACGGGCTTTGTATGCGTCGATTGTACCCTGCGTTGTCACCTCGTATGCTTTCAGCTTCGCACTGTCCTCCGCTATGTGGGCCTTGAACGCGTCGATGAGTCCTTGGTTGTGGCTCACAACGGCCTTGACTTTCTCCACATCTGCGGTAACGGCGGTAGAGACGGCTCGGACACCACTCTCATACACATCCGCTTTCAACTTCTCAGCAGCCATCTGGGACTTGTACACATCCAACTTGGCACGCTCTCCGTCCCACGCTCCGATATAGGCCTTAATCTGGGCTTCGTAAATCTGGGCTTTCACACCCTCGGCACGGTTGAGTTCACCGTAAGCGGACACCTGTTCCCCGTAGGCTTTTACTTGCGCACTGTTCAACTCTATTTTGAGTTTGTCCGCCTCCAACTGTTGCTTGTACTGGTCGAGCACGGCTAGACTGCCTTTGAGCTGGGCCTCGTATATACGAGCTTTGGTCTCGTTCAGCGCTCCTACGACCTGCAGGCCTGTGACACGCGCCTTGTACGCATCCACCTCTACCGCTGCTCTGGTCATAGATATTCTATACTTCTCTACGTGGGCGTTGAACCACGCAGCTTTCGCTTTCACGACTTCAACCTGCACCTTAAGGAGGTCCACCGCCGTAGCGTAGGTAGTGTCTGCGATTTCTTTCAGCATGACGTGGTAGTCTTTGAACGATTGGTAACTTAATTCTTGTAGTTTCTGGTACGAAGCCCGCACCTCAGAGCGGTACTGCAGTGTGTGCTGCACGATGCTCTCTGAGAGTTTCGCGTACACTTCTGCTTTGCGCTTGTCACCGTCGCGTCGTATCTTCGCAATGCGGGCGTCCATCAGGGACGTAGGCCGTGTGAACCCACCAAACGAGTAGTCGGCCCGGGCAGTGTTGACGGCCTCAGCGGTATCGTTGTCGATTGCGACCGTTGGGAATTTATACAGAACCCCACGCACTTTGGCAGACACCTCCTCAAAGGTTTGTATCTCGTCCGCTGTCCCTTTCATCACGGCGTCTAAACTCGATATGTACTTCTCTGGTGCGAACGTGTATGCGGGGGCTGTTAGGGAGATATCCTGCCAATCAAACACCTCGGTCATCGTGTCTATGTTCACCTGCAGGGGTTGTGGCATAGTTACATCTTGTAACTGTGGGAATGTGGGCAGAGATACAGCCGGAGCCGCGGCCACCGTAACGCCCCAATCTAAGGTCGGAGCGGATGGCGCAGCATACTGCGTCAGGGTAGGTGATGTAGGCGTGCTAGGCGCGTTTATTGTAGGGCTGACGAGGTTTGCGAGAGTAGGCGCCGTGGGCAATGCACGGTCCGCGATTGTGGGGACGCTGTCCAGTGTCAAGGTCCCAGTTGATAGCGCGGGGGCCTCGGGTACAGTCAGGTCGGGGGTGGTCACGGTTGGCGAACTGCTAATAGTAGGTGCAGTAGCGCTGAGCGTAGGCGCATCCCCAAGTGTTGCCCCTTGTGCCGTCGCTGTCGGTGCAGTGTCAACTGTAGGTGTGGTCGCATCTACTGCCGGGGCAGTTCCAGCGGCCATACCGGTCGCGCTCGCAACAGGTGCCGCGCCTGCTGTAACATACGCAGACCCTACGGTCGGCGGGGCGTTCGTGAGTTTCAATAAGTCGTCTACTTTGGCGGAGATGTTATCCAACGCAGTCGTGTCAAGCGCAGTCGCAGTCTGTAGAGTCTCAGAGACCGTACCCGCGGTAGGTGCAGCACCAAAATCTGTCTTCACTTTACCTGCTATTGTCTGGGCCGTACTAAGTAGGTTGTTCGTGCCAGAGGTGTCCAGTAACGACTGGGGCACATCGCTGATAGCGACATCAGGCACCGCCAAGAAGCCGGGAGCAGTCGTGGCGTGCTTCGCGGGAGCTTGCCCGAACGACGGAGCGTTTAGTGTCGCCAAGGAGTCAACCTGTATCGCGGTGCTACCGACCAACGGCCCCGGGGCAGCCGCTGGCACCTCTGTGGTATAGTCGGCAAGTGTCGGGACTCCAACAGAGTCCATCCCTTTTGTGACGTCGCCATCTAACTGCGCGCTGGGGGTGGGTCCGAACGACGGAGCGTTAGGAGCCTTATAGTCCAATGTGCCCGGAGTGTATGCGGACGTCTGTAAAGGCTTCGCTGAGGGTGTAGTGCCGAACTGGATGCTAGGTATATTACTATCAACCGCAGGTATAGAGCCCATCGTAGGGGCGGGCGTATCGAACGGCCCCACATTGCGTATGTGTGTGCCTACACGACTGGCGTCCAACGGAGAGATAGACTGCGCAGTATACTGATATGCGCGTACAGTTGGCGGTTGCAAGGGGGCGTGCAGAGTGGGCGCTGGGGGTTTGACGGCGGAAGATGTGCCCCTCCCGAGGTTCCCTACAGTCGACTGGACTGATTTGGCCATGTTGTTAAGCGCGGATGCGACCGAATTAGACACCCCGCCATACTGACGGGATAGGTCATTTATAGACTTTGAGAACGAGCCAAGCAACCCATCTAAAGACTTCTGTGCGTCTGATAGTCTACTTGTGACCCACTGTTTATCGTCATTATATTTACTACGTACCGAACTACTCATCGCCGTCTCCACCCTCTTTGTGTACCGCTAACGAATAGGGTACACCCGTAATATTCACTTGTTGACCTGAATTCTACCACAAAAGTACCCGTGGCGAACACTACCCCGCGCCCTATTTGTACAACACGACGACCACTGTAGGCCACCCCCGACACTTGGAGACGCACGCGTGCGTCTGTGTGCAGCATGAGTTTCTGTGGGGTGAACCGCATTCGACATAATAGTAGACGGGGAAACGGCTATGGTACCGCTTCGCAGGGGTACAAACTGGAACACCGCGCCTCCTGCGAAGCGAGATACTGCACCGTTAGGCTGTAATACATATCCGGTGTTGGCCACGGAGTGGTTGGCGGAGGCTGTATACCCAATACCAACGCGGGAGGACCGCGCAAGCATACTCGCTTTCACGTTGTTAGAGGCTTCACCCGTAGGAACACCTTGTCCTGTTACATCCTGCACGGCTCGGGTTGTAGCCTCGACCGTTGCGGATGCATGTAAAGTATCTGCAATCATGTGCTAACTCCTAACGCTACACGTTCTGTTACGTAGCAGCTTGAATTGACCACTACTGTTTCGACGCCTTTCGCCATGTCTAAGGCGGACGCCTGACTGTATCCTGTGGCGAAGCTGGTCGCCTTCAGAGTTCCCACCCCCTGCATGTGTCCGACATCGTTGACGGTAAGTGCGGACGACATGTATAAACCTGTGGATGCTGTTGCACTATCACTGAGGACTACGCTGCTCATGCTGTGGACCTGTGCGGTAACCCTCCAGCTGTCCCCTACTGTGATATGCGAGCGCGCAGATGTAGCACTTGTGTCTGTAATGTCGCAGGTGTCGATGTGCAATGTCGGTACGTGGGCGCGACACCCCACCGTATCGGTGTGCATCATGCTGGATTGTACCTGCACTGGGATTGTAATCCGCATGGTGGTGTATGCGCTCGCACGACTGGTGGTGGTTGGAGTAGTACTCGTATTCGTCTGTGTTGTAGTGCTCGCGAGGGCCTTAGATAACAGCTCTGCATACATGTTGGACACACACTCGGAATTCGCAGTGGCTGTCGACTGTGCGTCCCTGAGCACGAGGGACCCTACACCATAGGCGGACTGCATGCGCAACGTATCTAAAACAGTGGCCCTGCTCGAGGCGACTCCGATAGCGTGCACGCTAAGTCCGAGTACGTCTGCAAAGTCTGAAGTCGTACGGCTATGCACCGCAGTATTATCGCTCATGTGCGCCATATCGGACATGACGCTGTATGACCCTGTACTCAAACTGTCTCTGGCCACGGCTGCGTTAGCGACTGCGAGTGACACTCCGCCATAGACGCCACTTCGTCCGTATAGTCGGTCTATGCAAGATACTGCGGGGGCGGCGAGGGCGGTTGCGGCGGCGGTTGCTGTCGAAACAAGCTTGTAATACCCGTCGCCTGTAGCTTCGCCCTTCGCGGTTGACACCGATGTAGCGACCATCTTACTGTGTGATATCGTACCTGAGGATGCGAAGCTGCTGGCCGTAGAGCTGAGGTCCTCGACGGCGTTCCAAACACTGTACCCGATGCTCGACATGTGAGCCACATCAGTTACCAGAACACCCCTATACCTATAGGTGCTAGATGCTGCGGTTGCAGAGGACACTAACTCAAGATGTACGGCGGCTGTACGTTCGACGACATCCTCCAGACGGCACCAATCTACCTCCGTAACATACGTGCCTCCGTTGTACACGTCGCTGACTGTTATATGGAGGCCGCATCAAAGGTACTAGCCTGCTCCTGTGTGTCGATGGTGACGCCCTTATATATCTGTGCCTGTATAGATGCACTGTCATTTATAGTGCCGAAGTTCTTTACGCCGACCCCGTCCGATGCAGTGGAGACACTGCTCACATCTGCGCGGGTATGCACTGGAGAGACCGAAAGCGTAGAGGTCGCAACCGCCACCCCTGTAGCGAGGAGATACATACTAGACGTTGTAGTGGCCGACGCAGTGACTGTGGCTACCACATAGGCTGAATATGCTGGGCCTACAACATCCGAAGCAGTGAGATTATCCACCAGCGCGGGTATCTGCTGGGTGTGTACGTAACTGTCGGTGATACTCGCAGTGTCCGCGATGTTGTGCGTGAACGCGCCAAGAGATAGTGCCCCGCTGAGGGTGGCGGTCTCAGTTACGTATGCGACACCCATAACGCCCCACTGCCCCGATATTGTGGCCGTGTCGGTAACGCTCTGGGAGGCGTAAACAGCTGTGGAGCCGGACATTGTAGCACTATCTGTTACGTCCTCGAGTATGGTCCGTATCAGCCCGCCGGACTCTACTATGGTTAGCGTATCATTCGACATTATAAGTATCCTATATAAGTTGCAATCGAGTATACCTCATGGATGGGCCACGCATCGAGGACCACTGGAGAGTCCCATGCACTAGCATGCACCTCTATCGAGCTAGCAACACGGTCTATCATACGCTTCGTGTTATCTTTCGCCACTAGGTACTCATCCTCCCCCACCATTATAACATCACTACGCTCTACAGGAACGTTATTCCGGTCAGCGTGCAGTTTCGAGACTAAGAGTACATCCCACATAGGAACATCAACGGTCACGTTACCATCGGCCATCTGCAGCTGGAGTGTCAACCCCACACGAAAGTGCTTGTAGGGCGAGAGCCCAGTCCCCGTGTCCACCTCCGTACGGTCAATATTATTATTAATCGCCCGACCTCGCACCACCATAGTTCGAGTTTGGCCTCCGAGAGAGCACTGAAACGCTGTGACATCTAGGATTACACGCTCGTGCCCCCCAGACGTCGTGGAGGACAATGTACCTTCTGCCGTCGCGGACCCATTACTACGCATGTGGTTGCCGTCCGTGTTGGGGCCCATCTCGACCGCATCGTACGGGCCGAGCCCCAGAGCCTCGAAGTCGTGGGTGGCACGGAAATCCGTGTCGATGCGAGAACGCCCGTCCTGTACAACGGCACCAGCTATGTAGGTCGCCCGAACCGCAGACCCCGGCACAAAAAAACTACCCGCTGAGGCCCCGGCGAGCGTGGCGTATGGGGTAGGGATGTCGCCACCAGAGCGGCCGGTCCCATCTTCAACCCACTTCGATGTGTCTACCTTAGACACATCGTCAATCCCAAGCCCGCCAAACAGCTTGCTGGTATATCGGAGAGGAACACCCCTATATTAAACAGTGCATATCGGTTCATTTTAAAGTCCTAAAAGGGTCATATAAAGTCCCGTATGTCTGGCAGAAAACTAGGCGCTTCAGCGCTGGTGGCGACACTGTATTCACCCTGAACTCATAGGTTGTGTAGTATCCGGGCTTCGCTATGTCGGCGTATATTCTAGCAGGGGTGTCGCCCCCGTTGATGTATGTCTTGTCATCCTGAGTGATGGTTTGGTGTGCCCCACCGGTCACCCATGTTACCGCGTCTGATGCGGTAGGGGCCGTTGGTGTAGCGTCGGGGGGCGCGGCGTGGTCTTTGTAGTACCGCATGAACTCAGAGAATGTGTGTATTTGCCTATAGTCTTCTATCGTGCGGATTTTGACATCGTAGCCACCCCCGTTGGTGTATGTGTCCAACACCGGGGCCAATATGCGTATGAGAGGGGTGTCCACTATGTCGTAGGGTTTGAAGGTCCCATCCACAAACCCACGCTTTGTATGAGCGACAATGTAGGCATCGTTGGAGGAGAGGGGTTCGTCCGTGGCGAGGTTACGTACACGCCTAAGCATTCTCTCTGTGAGCTTCGCAGCATCGTCGGCACTATCCACGTGTAGTATAAGCCCATCCAGATACGCCGTTTCGGCGCTCGGCAACGCAAATATAAGGGGGGTCGACAACCTGTAGAGCATATCTATGACGCTGACACCAGTTTCGCGACTGAGTCTAGGCCCTGCATCGTCGATGTGCCCGGTACCCCGCTTCTCTTTACCGACCGCCCTGTAACTAATAGACGTGACCTCGGGCTGTAGGACATCAGGAGGACCAAGCTCAATACTAAGTGTCGCATCTGTGCGCAGTACGTGGCTCACGGTGTGGGTATCACCCACGTGCGTCGCCTTGAGGGGCGTAGAAGGCGTACTGCACGGCTCGAACCCTGAGAATACACTGGTGAACGCCACATACGGGGAACCGTTGGAGGCGGTCCACCCACCGGGGGCTGCACGTAAGGATGAGCCAGAGACCGAGTTCGACAGCTTCACCTCTGATGTATAACTATACCCAATCCTGAAGAAGTCACGAGCCGTCGGATGCGCCTTGAGGTCTGAAGACCGACGTGTTCGTGTATGGCTTAACTTAGTCCGTACCCCCACAAAGGCGGGCATCGAGGCAGTTAGGGGGCGATGTGGGGCATGGTGTATGGTTGCACCTGTAACCGCGAGCCCGTCGGACGACACATCGCACGTGAGCTCCGCCACAAACACGGAGTCCTCCGAGCTCGCAAGGGACAACTGCCCCAGCTCGTGGGTAACGTCCGCATTGAATACATCCTCCCCCGAGAGAGTCAGCTGTGTCCTGTGGTCTATCGGAGTGAGCCGCGGGTCAGAGCCAAGCAGAGTTTTGTGTCTCAGGCGAAATTGGTACTGCGCATCGAGGCCGGAGCGCACCGTACCGTGCTTAACACGAAGCAGGGTAGAGGAGGCGTTGCGTATTGCAGTGTCAGAGGTGTCTACGATTTCGTTTGTCAGTATGTTGCGGTATAGCCTGCGGTTGTAGTATGGCACCGTCTGGGTGGCGGACTCGTCAAATGTCAGTAGGTTCCCTGAGACGTTTAAGAGTGTAGCCTTTGTGTTAGACTGCCCCTCGGTGGCGGACAAAGGAGTGAGGGCAGATACGCAAGTATCAGTGTTTAAGCTCCGAGTATTGTACTCGTCCATCATCCGCCCCCCGCGCCCCGTAGAGAATAAACCTATAGCCCCAACGCACGAAAGCGTAATATCCTTAATACCTACAAGCTCGGACTTCTTATATTCAAGTGTGCATTTAGTGACCGCCATTGTCGCGCGGACATCATCCGCGGACGCCCACTTATCCGGCTCGGGGCCGCGTGCGACCGGGGCCATCCACGACCCCCCGATGTCAGCGAGGGCGTTGTAGTCTATCGGAATGTACCCGCCTCGATATGGAGGTGAATAGTATTCCGCATCCGCCGTAAAGGAGGCGCGTATCAGCCCGTAAAAGGAGTTGACGTATAGACCCGTCGCATCCGGGTCGACCCCATAACTAAACTCCAAACGAAGCAGTGGGTATCTACGGTCTATATATTCGGACCACGGCATGTCGTTAACATGGTCAACCATAGCGCGGTAGAACGCCATCATCGGGTTGCTAATCGTAGTAGAGGGAGACATATCCCTCACGGTATGGGTATTCACAAACTCAATCGATGTGGGATACTGCTTGTTGAGCCGTAGTATGGGGTCTATCGTCAGCTCAAGCAGGTATCGCGGCGGTGAGCGTCATACGCATACGCGGGCACGAAAGACACCGCCACGCGAACAGTGGTGCTTTTGCCAACCTTATCACGCTTCACTATTCGGTACACTGCAAGCCCCGGGTCTGAATTGCGTCCATTCTGCGCTGGGGGGTTACTCTGCGGTTTGAGGCTAGCGAGGTCCGCCATCGCCCCGACCTTAACCGAGTCCGCGTGGGTGGTGTATCCGATGACATTAGCGTAGGTTGCGAGGTACATAGACACGGGCATCTTATCCATGTACACAAACATCCCATTCTCGTCGAGCAACGAGGCTGGCGCGCATTCGAGTCCGTACCACACGTTCGGCATCGCTTTTTTAAGTCCCGCGTAGCCGTATACACTGTGCACATCTGGGTTGGTGAGGGATGCCACAACCACCTCGGCCGCGGCGGCTTGCTTATGTTTCCGGAGATACTCAATAGTAGCGTCGAATGCGGTCTGCTCCAAGAGTCCTATCTGGTAGGACGTTAGGCTTGGAGGGATTTCATTTCCCACGAACGCGTGTGCGGCATTACTCTTAAACGCCCGCACAAATAAGGCGCGGTCGACGACCTGCGAACTAGCGTCTGTACATAGAGAGGCGAAGCCTTGGGCTACAAACGAAAACACACCACCCCTACCCCAGCGCACCACTGTAGAGTTTGGAACTGGGCCTGAGACGTTTATGCTATGCCGAGGGTATGGCAAGTTGCCCAACATAATAGCTACCGCGGTGGCGTAAAGCCCCTGCGTAGCTGCATCAGTGTGGGCATTTAAATAGGAGCTGTTGTCCAGCAAAGTGATGTCGTTCCTGTAGCCACCAAGAATTTCACTTGTCGTACAGACACCGTAAAACCACCCCTGCAAGAACTCTTCTTCTGCGTGAGTATGATGTGAGGTGTATAGAATGTATATGTTATCTATGAGCCCCCCACGACGTACGGTGACGTGGTGTCCATCTACGAGAGTGTGTAGCGTGTCGCATACGTTGTGACGTGGGTGACGAGATATAAGTTTGCGCACCTTATGCACTATCGTTTTGAGGTGGGGCGTTATTGTGCCACCCCCCTCAACCGCGACACGATAAGGGCGTGTATCCATATGAGCGCCTTAGCCCGGAACAATCATAAGCTTATAACCAACGCTGAAGATGTCACCATCATACTGCGTACGGGCTTGTGAGAACTGGGCAATTGATAGTAACGAACCAGTAGTAGCCCCTTTCGCGGCGTCACTAAGAACTGCGGCACCTGCGATGACGACACTGCTCGCAGTAGCGATGGTGAAATCAGCACGTGATGCTAAGTTGTCCACGACACCCGCAGCGGTACGAGTACCTGCAAACGACAGGCGAGAAGCCTCCGAGTAACCCTCGGTAGAGGAAACAATCTCGCTGTATGTGCTAGTGAAGTCGGCGGCGGTCGACGTGGCGCTTGGTACGACGTTGGCGCTCCACAATGCGATGTACCAGCTAGACAAAGCGGCAGCCCCACCCAACACCGCCGCATCTAACATATAGTTGATACCTTCGTCGGTGATTAAGTTGCTATCCCATCGCTCGTCTTCACCGTTGACACTGTGAACATAAGCCCCTTTAACTGTAGCTCCACCGGGCAACACAATACCACCCTCTGAAACCTCATGCTTGTTGTTGCCAATCATACGACGAACCCAACGAGCGTGACATTAAAACGAAATATTGTAATAAAAATCCAGCCTATCACCAACCGCCACAGTGAGTGGTGGCGATATGGCTGCACCAGACAACACGATTTTAGCATCTGAGAGCGTCGCAGGCAATAAAACAAATCCATCAACGGTCACGTCCGCAGTGTTGTTACTCGCGTCGAGCATCATATAGTAGTCTACTGAGCCGGTGGCGACGCTCGACGAGCTGCTACTCTCCTCCTCCCCGTTGGGGGCTGAGCCATCCACGACATCAAAATCTGTAAACTGCGAAGTGAAGCCGGCCAAGTCTGCGACGGTCAACGCACCCGTAGGGGGGAGGGAAAACCCACTATACGTAACCAGTGTCATGTAAGTAACCCCCGTTGTGTATGTAGAGGCCACCGGGGTGTTCGCATCGAATGCAGCTCCAAATATAGTAGCGATACTATCTCCGAACACCCGGTTGTTCCCCTCGCGAAGGAGCAACGCTAACAGGAGTCGCAAACGTAATATACGCAAAAACGTCGGGGCTCCCTCCAGCACCGTCCCCCGAACTCGTCGTGTCTAAGGCCGCAACAGTGCTAGCGGCCGTATCCATCGACACTATGAGCCCCACGATTGACTGCGCCACTAAAGACACACAACTCTGAGTGAACGTTACCGTAGCTCCAGACACCGTGGGGACCACAGCTGGATACCCAGAAGACACGTCTATCTGTGCGGTTAAAGAGCCTCCAAACTGCGAAATCACATTCGGGTCAACACTGAAGTACGAAGACGTGGACATATCCATGTTTACTATGGGTATGAGACGCATCTCCGCATCCTGTATGGTGCGGTTACTCCAATATCCCGCATCCAGAATGTCGGTCAGCACGTCCGCGTCGAGAAGGAAGTTAGGGGCCTCCACGATACGGCCATCACTCAGCACTATGCTACCATGTCCACCTACGTGAGCTCCCATGAAACTACCCCCTCTACACCGTCGAAGTCAAAATTACTAGACCTGAAACCTGCTCCTGATATCTTCTGCGGGATTTTCTTTACTTGCCCTCCCGCATCGACAACTATTCTACCGTACTTGTCTAAATATGTACATACATGAGAGGCGGCGGAGTGTTCCAGCAGTTTTGTGTTTCGCACCAAGGATGCGGAGCCGTACAGTGGGGGCTCATACGACACCTGTTGCAGGGACTGGGACTCCTCCGTGATATGCAGTATCCAAACACCACGACTATCCCCTACTACAAGGGTCGCAGGGTCGAGGGGTGTGATGAACATAATGTGTCCTGTAAACTCTATGGCCCCGAACGCCCCGTCGATAAGATTAACTGCGTATGGGAGCGACAAATAAACTATCGCCCCAGCAGCCACTACGAGCCTACCGCCCATATACTCCAAGAAGTGCCCTCCCGGGAGTGTATCCGCGTCTTCTGTCTGCAGGATGACCCCGTTAGGGTCGTCCACGTTGCCTGACACGTCGCTCCCAGCGCCTACAAACCGGTAGACCGCGTCGTCCGCATGGCGCTTAAACAATCTATAAAACCCAGAACCTCGAACACCTGCACCTGTTATGTATAACGGGGGAGACTCTAGACCATCGATAACCTCTGTTACCGCAAGGGTGTAGTTCCCTGTACCCACTGTTACAGTGGGCTGCGGCAGGCTGATAGACTCGGGGACGAACGACGCCCCAACACGAAACACCCCATTTACTGTTGTGAAAAATACCCAGTCGTTGAGCTTGGTGTAGTCCATCGTACTGCCTACACCGATGAACCCGTAGGAAATAACCTCCCCCGCCAGACTCACACGCTTTAGTTCTCCGGCATCGCAGAGGAACATATAATCACCTGCGGGGACCACACCTGTAATATCCAGCCCTTGATACAAAGGCGTACGCTCTTTGGGACGAGGGGATACGTAATCGCCGTGAGATAGTAAGTCCTCCACCACGGAGGCCCTAGTAGACTTACTCCCTATAGTCTGGGAGCCTACTTTCTCCCCCCCGACTGGAGGCAGGAACTCAATGGTCTGCTTCGCCATGCTTATCCCCCAGCGTTTTCAAATATAACTTTACCGCCGCCACGGACTCTCGACACAAGTACAGAGCCCCCGCCATCCCCTCGTAATTATAGACTATGGCCTTGCCGTCGACGGGGTCCTCAAGGGGCGGGGCTGGACACCGAAGCCGCGGAGGCGTTGGTATCACTGTACGAACCGGCACCATGTGTACCTCTGGGACGCAAGACGGAGTTCGCACGTCGGAGCGCGCGCAAGAGCTTAGGGGGAGGATTACACTTAAACTCAATATCATTAGTAAGGCGGGTAACTTTGCCCATGTACGTATCGTATCTCTCATCGGCGACTCCTAATCGTGTGTTTATTTTGTCCATTGTGGTGCTCATCTCGTCGTGCAACTGTTTCTGATATGCGACGGACGCAGCGACAAGCCTGCGATTGTTCGCGACCTCACGGCCTAAATTATGGCTGACGGTGTCTAAGGCCTTGCGGTCGATGTTAGTGGCTACTGTATAGCCCGCTTCGTATCCCCGACCATACACGAACCTAATCGCCATCCCCAAAGAAATCGCAGCGACTATCGCTATGAGGACTCTTGGTGTGAGCATCTCACTCAGCATTCTTAGAATGATAGTAGGTAGCAACTTCTCCTCCTTTACTCGCAAACATCCACCCGAGCACTATGCTCCCGGCGAAACTATAAAACCCATCTGGTACTGAAGCCAGATGAAAAGCAGCCGCCATCGATACCGCCATCGATACCGCGAACGCAATCAGCGCCACGCTGCGTATGAGGGTGTTCCGTAATGGAGGCGGTATATCAGAGGAAGCGCATGACACGACGGACCCACCCCCCTAAAAAGGCTACGTTATCTGGCCGACGTTTCACTACCGCCGCCAAAAACACTAACCGCGCCTCAGTATAATCTATAACCAGCCGCTGCGCAGACTCTCTGTCCAACGCCGACCTTACTGCATTCTGTGTTTCGACGCCTATTATACCATCCGCGGCGGCCCCTACCAAACGCTGAAGCGTCTTAACTGCTTGGGACGCCCCAGAATTCACTGAGAAATCCGCGACGGCGGGTATAAGAGGTGATGGCAGTGTGTCGATAAGAGGGTCGACAACATAGCGGTACTTGAGAATGGTGAACGCCTCAGAGCGGCTCAAACGTCGAACATCGTCGACGGAAACCACTTGCTTGCGGTAGGCCGAAAGGGTCTCTTGGGTCACCCCATATTTAGTAGGCCCCCCCGCATCGTTTATGTTATCGGTAAATCCGCCCTCGGCGTCTATAATATCGTTTATCACATCATTTAAGGTCATACAGTGAGCCCTCCAAATTTAACCGCTAACACTATAGCACCTACAAGGGCGCCGGTTACTATTGTCCCAACCACACGAAGCACTATCGTACGCGCGAAAGAGGAAAACCCTCTGAAATCAGCGGTCGCAGTCTCGAGTACTACCGATAAGTCGCGAAGCTCTCGGTCGACTTTGGCCGCTTTCTCGACGTCCGTCACGCGACTGTCGTTCATATATGTAGTCAGCGCATCCACGCGCGTTTTGCATGAAGCAAACTCCTCCGCCATGTAGTCTAAGCGGGTCGACAATATTTTTAGGTCGTTCATGACGTTGCTACAAGGGTTGCTATCCGACATGGAAATCCTCCAGTATGACAAGTTGCCCCATATCGATAACACGATAAAACCCCGCGGAGTCCTGCAGGCCTATCACATAACTATACGTCCCCGGAGGGACCACGGTCGTGGAAAAATCTACATTCGCCACCCCACGAGACGCATCCACCACAGACACGGATAGTACATTCACCGTCGCCCCGGTATTGTCCAGCACTCGAAACTCTACACTATCTCCGGCCAAGGACACGGGAGCTCCACTACCATCGACAACCTCTACCACGATAGGGTAGGTGTCGTGCTTATACCGTTGTAGACTGTTCATTGTATACTCTCGCTCTAAGTACCTGTGGGCGGACTCGCCCTTGTACAACAGGGGTGTCCAAAACTCCCACTATCTTACCATATTTTATGGTAGTTGCAATACGAGCATCGGTAATCACAGCACTCAAACCGGTTGAAGTGACCTTAGCCTCCAATGGGAGGGCAGTATACACGATGCTCCGCTGAACCACATCCGAGGAGTGCGCCAGACCAAAAGTAATATCAAACACGGCGCGCCTCCGCCGGGTTGACTGCCACTGCGGCCCCGCTCGCGTTGTACAAGTCCCAGCTAATCAACGGCGTAACCCCGTCCTCATCATATATGATGAGTGTAGTGCCCACTACACTCTTATTGCCTGATAACAAACGCCGTATAAAGTCGGCGTTCTCGTCGACCGTACGGGCACGGACATCGAGACGTTGTACGTCATGGGTGGTACTGTTGAGGATAACCTGTAGTGTGTAGACTCCGACGGGCAATGTCAAATCCACAAAATACAAGTCCCCCGTAAGGGGTGTCATGAGCTCCGAAGACTTCACAACCCCCGACTCATCTAAAACAGTGAGCGTGGGTTGTGAAGAGGCAGCAGCAGCTACCCGATGTGGGGTATTTGCAACAGCCTCCATCGGTATTACCCTACTAAGCGCGCATAAACGGTCTCAGAAGTCAGAGCACCAGACGTCGGGGCTACAACCTCTACAGAGGTGGCGCCGACTGAAACGCTGTTATCGCTAGCTCTAGCCGTTAGGACGTATGTCCCCAAGTCTGGAAGCGCGATGTCTGCAGAATACACTCCAGTACCACCGTAGTAGCTGATATTGTCTGTAGTAGCTATTGCCGCAGGTGTAGGCGCCGCTAGCGTCATCGTGTAGCCTGCAGGGTCAACTGCTATAATACGAGCGAAGAACGTCAAAGTCGAAGTTATGAACTCGTACGAGCAACCTACCATAGAAGCGTCCAGGGTTTGGGTGGCATCGACGGAGATAACAGTGCTCCCTGCAGGTGCAGCAGCACCGGGCGTGACGGTTGACAACGCGGCAGTGGGGGCGGCTTCTGTAATCTCTGAAAACGAAGTCGCGTCCTTAGTCGCCACCGCACTGCCCGGGGGGGTTACTGAAACAAACAATGTGCTGGCAATGCCAATCAAATCATTTGGGGTGGTGTCTAATACCACGCGGTATGCGTCACCTTGTGTTATTTTTTGTGCCATAGTATATACTCCTATACAAATGTTGGGGATGATTTAATAGTGTTCCCGCCGACCGCGATAGCCATTGTACCAGAAATCAATACTGCATTGCCCGCTACTGTAACATATGAGTCGACCGTCGACTTCGTGGCTGTAATCTCTCCGTACTGGGCCCTAATCTTTGATACGCCAGCAGGGACCGCTGTGGAGGCTATCCCCCCAGAATACCCGACCTGTACAACACGCGCCCTATCAGAGACTACGATAACAGTCTTGTACAACTTAAGTGTCGCATCCGCCCCAGAGGCGAAAACACAATCATACGATGCGATGTCGCAGTCTACAAACCTCGCCTCCGCAGTTCCAGCCTCTATGTAGGCGAACTGGGGGGTCTGTATAGAGGCGTTTGATACCTCCATAGACGACACGAATGCGGGGTTTACATACATCCCGCATTCGAACCCGCTGTTAGCGACGGCCTGTGAAACACGAAGGGCCTCTATCCTAGCTATGGTACCTTTAGGCGCTAGCACTCCATACTTACCGTTGGCCGTGTCGAACGATATATCGCTTAGTATCGAGGTAGTACCCCCTACACGCCCAAACCCGTTAATCGATGAGTTACGTATATCTACCGTAGACTGTGACGGGACCCGTAGACGAACAGGTTGCCACTACCAGACTCGTGTCCAGCGTCAATGGCGTCCGACCCGAACCCGTACGCAAGTTTCAAATTGGGCGCGTATACATATGCGCCGTTCCGAGGGGTCCCTCCGACTAGCTCCCCAACCTGCAAAAAACCTCCCGTCTGAACCTGAAATCTAGCCCCCAGAACCACGAGGGATGCGTTCTTACATATAAGGCCACCCCCGCTCTGAATGACCAAGTCGTCTGACACCACTACGTGATTACCAGTCACTGTCACATTCGCACCTGTTAAGGCAGTGACATCCATTACGGTATTAATAGTAGTCATATCCTATACCACCGCATCATCTAGTGCAGTGGAGATAACCGATGCTGTTATGCCGTCAAATATGAACGCAGTCGCCCCCATTGCACTCATAGGGACTGTCACAACCCCGTCGACGGGGGACGAGGATGCAAGAGAAACTTTACAGACGGCGTAATAATACCTGCTCAGGTCTGAAATCTGGTTTATGCTAGCGAACACACGTACCGCCTTATCGTCATGCTTGTCCACTCCCCCACTTGTAAAACGCGCATTCACCTGTACGACGACGGGGGCCACCTCCCCCGGCACCATCGTACTGCCGTCGACACCCGCTGTGCTTGTATATGTCATTGGTGGGGTCGGGACCGGTGTTATCGTAGCGGGGGTGTTAGCGCTCGTACCCGCTGGTATGAGCCCGCCAGAAGCGAGCACAAGTAGGAAATTGCTATATGTACCAGTGAGAGTGCCGTAGCTCGTACCCGCCTGCTCCTGACGCACGGTTACAGACCCGGCCCCGCCCGTCGCGGTAATCTGTAGCGTGTAGGTGTAGTTACCGTTGGCGTCGGTGTAATACCCACTCGACTCGGCGAATGACCACCCCGCACCGCTGTTGGATGTGATGGCATACAAAAGGTCATAGGTCGCTTGGTCGTTGCTCTCCGCCGCCAGCAATGCAGTTACATCATATGTGTTATCAACGGTCACTGTAACCGAGGGCTTTATCGTAATCATACTATGCCTCCTCTAAACACCAAAAGGTTAGGGGACGCGACATCTTGCTTGGTCATCGTCCATACATCACCATTATAGTACGACGGATAGGTCGTCCCAGAGGCGGTCGTAGTGGTTGTGGTAGTTGTGGGGTCGCTGTAACTACTTGAACTACTTGAACTATTCTGGGCCTCCGTCGCGATGTCCGCATTGAACTGTGCGTAGTCCATCGCGTGTACAGGATACCAATCGGTCCCATCCAAGCTAAACTCGAGTACGAACACCGCTGACGTCCAATGCCCCGACCCCTTAACATCAACGTACACTCCGGACACGAGACTCACATCGCTCACGGAGACAGGAACATCTATCGTCACCGCAAAATAATTATCAATCCCAAACAGGACCGCGGTAGGGATGGAAAAGCCTGCCTGAAAAGCAGAATAATCTCCATGCAAAGGAGGCTTAGACACGTGCTGGGCGAGGTAGGTGCTGACCTTCGTACCTGAGGTACACCACGGGTCACTGAACTCGTCTACGTTATACTGCACTTTTGACAGTTCAGACTGCCACTCGTTGTCCAACACCCCCGAGGTTTTCGTATATCCCGCCACTTTAGTGGCGAACATAATCTGCATATACAGAGGCTCTGGCCCACCTGTAAACTGAGGGTTCGTAATCGCGCGAACTCGAAGGTGCTTGACAAGCGGTACTGCGTATATGTTAAACGGGCTGTGCTTATACCCCCCACCATTGTACAAAATCCGTGACCGTCCCTCCGGAATAGGGTTTGAATACGCAACCCCACCGGTGAAGAGGCCCACATGATACCCATCACCAACACCCACCTCACAAGAGGATACGAGCTCGTACCCCTCTGAGTGTGCGGGGAGCGCCGCCACTTTGGGTTGCCCTCGCACACTCTGCTCCATAGCGGCATTAATAGCACGAGAGGACACCCTCGCGGTTTTGGCAGTCGGGCCTATCGGCTGTGCCGGCGCCCCATTAAGGCTACGAGCATACTTCGCGTACTCAAGCTCTTTATCCGTCGCTGCGAACACTGGGGTGCTTGAGTTGTACCCGTCGTTCGAGTCCGCAACGGGACTAACCTGCGACAGCCCCCCATACAAAAATAGAGGCTGGCTCTGGGAGTCCTTGAATAAGAGGGGGTACAACAACCCCCGAACCCCTAAATAAGGCTTGTAGTTTGCCAGTAGTGCGGACTGATACAAGTTACTCGTACTAAACGCCATACTATTCACGACAACAGCCCCGCCATCTTGGGGGGTTACTGTAATATATTGACTGCTGGCACTACTAGCCTCCACTGACCGGGCAATATCAATCACCGAAGTGGATGATGCGGGGTACGATAGCCCCGCAGACGTCACATAAACTTTAGGCGAGGAAACATCAGGCACCTTATAGGTAGAGTACGCCCCGACAATGAAATTAGATGTGGGGTCAGTGTGCCCACTAACAGGCGCGCCTCATCATAATACGCGTTGGCTCCCATACACTACCTCCCCTACCATAAATAAAGCCCATTATACACTGTGCGCAAGTGGGATCGATACGGCAAGGACTATGTTGAACCCGCATGAAACACGGGCCACAATCTTACGTGTGTGGGCCACGTCCCCCTCAAAACTCTTGGCCTGTGCGTGTACCTCACGCATCGCCTCTACGTCACACCCAAGCGGTGACACTAGCCGTGCCAACGCTTCGTCGCTTTGATTTGACTCGGGGCCCTGCTCCGACTTGGTCTCCTGCAATGTAGAGGCAGGCATACTGGTGGGCATCGGCCACGTGGGAATACTCATTTTTCTCTGGCTTGTCATCATAATCTCCATTCTTACGCTTTCTGTATCGATACCCGCCACGCAGAGCGTCAATCAACCCCGTCGCGCCCGGGTCTATAAGATGCGCAGGTTTTCCGTCCACCTGACGCGCTAACAAAGACTCGACGGCCGCGAGTCGCGAAGCTATCGAGTTGGTCGGTGCAGGGATTACATCGAACCCTCGCATCCGTAAAATATCAAACACACTTTTCTCATCCGTCTGAGCTCGCTGAGACCCAGCAGGGTCACCAACCACTAACGTACGCAACCCAGCAAAACGATTTATCAACAGCGGACGGAGCATCTCATCAATAAACCTAACAATCCCCATGCCCTCGCTCGTGAGAGACGCATAGGTCAGCATCCTCCCTCGAGGGTCAACCTGCGATATGGTACACGCAGGGGTCAACCCGAAGTCCATCCCCAATATGAGCGGACTAGACGAGGTGGGGAACGGCTTGAGTGTGTGTTCTGCAACATGAAAATCTGTGTCGAACCCGCTGAAAACAGGGCGCCCCGCAAGTGATTTCCCAAATTGGGACTTTACATACACGTCCACCCACTCATCGGGCTTACCCTCGACGAGTACATCATAGTAATCATCTGGTAGAAACTGCAGCCAGTCTGCGGTCTCAGAAAAAGCCGAGGGCTGTACAGTTATATGTGTGTTCTTAAACTCCCCCTCACGGGCTCGGGTTATGTAGTCCTCCCAAAAGGTCCCCATATCTGGCGGGTTCGACGCCCCCCACAAACGTCTCGCATCCGTCCCGTCCTCATACACGCACCCACCGGGGAACCCGCGCTCTGGGTCTGGCTCAACCATACGCTTGTCAGGAAAACGCCCCAACCGCCCCTGCAACTGCTGGAACACATCGGGGTGAAGCTCACGAAACTCATCAATAGCCGCGAAAGACAGCTGCAAAGATAATAACTTACGCACGTCTTTCGCCTCATCGAGGCTTCTGAACAGGACATCGCACTCGACATCGCCGAACTGCAACTTAAATGTCATTGTTGTTTTGGCATACTCGCCCGCTACGCCATCGGGATACCACGATAAGAAGTCAGGAATAGTTGTATCGCGCAGCTGCTCACGCGTGTTACGAACCACAACGCACCGAGAACGACGCACGCCATCCTCGCAAGGGGCGATTTGTGCCGCATGATATGCAATCTTCAATAGGGATGCGGTAGTTTTGGTCGACCCAATAGGACCCATCGCAAGGGATATGAACTTCTCACTACTAAAGTATGCCTCTAGGGAACGAGGCGGGGCGTAGTTAATCGTCGCCATACTCTATCGCCTCCGGTTCTACAGGGGTTACATCAATAGGTTCTTTCTTTGCCGCGGCTCCAACACTAACAGTTGCAGTGCCAGAAGACGGCAGGGTGATATTTATGACAAATGCGTCCTCGCCCCCCGAAACGTGCTCCGAGTCGCGTTGCTGAGTGCGCTTAGTAAGAGTATCTTCACGGTTGAATAGTAGATTTGCAATCTGTACCCGTTCCTTCGGCTCTAACTCCTCCGAAGTGAGGGACGTAAATAGCTGCCGAGTGACACGTGTCGTCATCTCCTGCAGTGTGGCCAGCTCTAATATGTCTGGTGTAATCCCCTCGGACTCCATCTTGCGCGCAACCGCAGCTAGGGCTTGCTGAAAAGCCCTAGTTTTCGCCACGGCCGCGTACGACTCGGGGGTGTACCCGTGGTTGACCGCTATGTCTACGGGTGGTTCGAGCCCGGCGGCTATGGCAACGAGCATTTTGGGGGGAAATGGATAATTCATACGCATAGTATAGCGGTTTCTGCGGGGGTTTGAAAGGGGTTTGTGGTTGCTTGGTTGCTTGGTTGCTTGGTTGCTTGGTTGGCCGGGGGGAAACCTTAGTTTTTGTAGGGTCTTTGTTTTTTTGAAATTTGGCTGTTGGGTCCAAAGTTCCCATCACCCTACCCGCATATCCAGATACA